CAGTTCACGCGGCGCTTTCCCCCGCGCCTCCCGCACCCGATAGCCAAAGGACAAGCCGTCCACCGCCTTCTCCCGCAACGCCCGCGCCGCCTCCCGCCCAGCGGCGGTCCGTGCCGACACCCGACCGATCACGCGCAATCCATGGCGGTCCTCCTCGACCTTCTCCACCGTCCCGATCACCTCGCCCGGCCTGTGCTGCCACAGCAGCGGCATCCCTGCCGCCACCCCGGCAAAGGCCCCCGCCCGCACCACGTCACCGCCCCGATCCACCCGGTCGAACACCGCCGCATAGCCAGCAAACCGGACGTCACTCATGCCCCAGCCCCAGCAATCCCATCTTCACCGCCATCCCCAGCAGCATCAGCGCCGTCACGATCCGCACGACCCAAGCGACCACGGCGCCGCGCGCCGCCTTCTTCGCGTCGCGCCAGGCACCCAGCAGTTCGCGCAATTCCCGCACATCCGCCTCGGCCCCACGATCCGCCAGTCCCAGCCGCGCCAGCGCCCGCCCGGCGCCCAATTCGCTCGCCTCCTCGATCAGCGCCCGGATCATCAGCATGTCCATCCCCACCGGCTGCACCTCGGCCTGCGCCACCAGCCGCGCCAGCATCTCTCCATCATGTTTCATCCTTGCCTCCGCACCCGCCGCCTCAACCCATGCCCAGCATCGCCTTCTTCTCCTCCGCCGACAGGAAGTCCGCCGCCGCCACCCGGTCCCACAGCGCGCCGCGCTCCTCGTACAGCGCGGGCACCGCATCCAGGTCGGCGCTCAGGCACAGCGCCGGCCACCAGCCCTGCAACCCCTGCGCCAGCCCGCCCCAGATCTTCGCCAGCAGCGGCAGGATCGTCTGCCGCCACAGCGCCCGATTGGCCTCGCGATAATTGGCGTAGCTATTGTCCCCCGGCAGTCCCATCAGCATCGGCGGCACGCCAAAGGCGAGCGCGATCTCCCGCGCCGCCGCCGCCTTCAGCCCGACGAAATCCATCTCGGCGGGCGTCAGGCTCATCGCCTTCCAGTCCAGCCCGCCCTCCAGCAGCATCGGCCGCCCGGCATTGGCCGCGCCGGAAAAGGCCATCTCCATCTCCCGCTTGACCCGCTCGAACTGTTCGGGGCTCATCACCGATCCGTCACCCGGATCATAGACCATCGCTCCCGAAGGCCGCGCCGCATTGTCCAGCAGCGCCTTGTTCCACACCGTCGCCGCATTGTGGATCGCCACCGCCCCGGCCGCCGCGCCGACGCAGCCCAGCCCGTAATGATCGTCCAGCGGATGCAGCGCCTTCAGATGCACGATCCCGGTCCGTCCGGCGCCATCCTCCGGCGACAGACGCGTCACGCTTTCTCCGACGCGATACAGATAGGCCGCCGGCCAGCCCCGCGCATCCGCCTCCACGCTCACCCGTTCGGGCCGCAGCGCATAGAGTTCGCCCGGCATCCCGTCCGCGCCCAGGATGATCTGGACATAGGCGTTGCCGTGCAGCAGCAGGTGGCTCGCCACCGTCTCGACCAGCGACTGGCCGGAGGAACAGCGCGTCACCAGCGCCTTCACCCGCCCCCGGACATCCTCCGCGACGCCGCCGACGACCGGCACTGTCCCGCCCGCCCCCTCCGCCACCAGCCGCAGGGCGCGCTGCGCCACCGGATTGCCGACCACCCCGGCGCGCACCTGCTGCTCATAGCTGGCCGGCCATTCGCCCAGCGCGACCCCGCCCGAACCCCAGGCACGCGCCAACACCGGCCGCGCCCCGCCGCGCGCCGCCTTCACTCCGAAAAATTTCATTAGATGCACCCACAAAAAATCCTCCCTCCGGAACCGGGGGGAGGATAGTGAAGGTCGACGACGCTCAGCCGCCTACCGAAAGCTATATGGGGGCTGTCCCGCCCCCGACATCCTCAGGGATTGCGCGCCAGGACCCGGTCGCAGGCCGAATTCGTCCCTTCGCTCTTGCCGATCACGCGGCCCGCCACGGCGCCCGCCGCACCGGCCAGCAGGGACTCGCCCAGGCTGCCGCCGGCCAGCGCGCCCACGCCCGCGCCACCCGCCGCGCCGATCACCGTGCCCTTGTCCCGCCCCTTCTTGGCCTGGAGCAGGCAATAGCGCACATCATCCCGGTCCCGCGGCGCGGCCCGCGCCACCCGCGCCCGCTCCTTGCTGTTCAGCGAAGCCGCCAGCACCGGCGAGCCCACCAGCGCCAGCCCCGCGGCAGCCATCGTCCATTTGGCCAATCTCATGACCCGATCTCCTTGCAAATCAGACGAAAGGACTACGCAGACCCCCGCACTCTTGTTCCCTCATTCCGCCACCGCAACAGAGCCTGTCCCCGCGCCGTTCCGTGCTCCTGCGAAGGCGGGAACAGGAAGGAACCCGGCTTCCCCTAAATCCCCCGCACCCGCGCATCCCCGCGCCGCCCCAGCATCAACTCGGTCAGGCCCCAGACCAGTGCATCCGCGCGATCCGGCGATCGCCCCGGCCCCTCATATCCACCGCCCAGCATCATCCCGCACATCTGGTCCTCCAGCTCCGGAAAGCTCCCGCGATGCGCCACGCGTCCGGCCTCGTACAGCGCCGCCACCGGCTCTGCCCGCGCCACCTTGCCCCGACTCGCATGCACCAGCCGCACGGGCAGCCCGGCCTCGGCCGCGCGCAGCACGCTCTCCACCATCGCGCCGCCATTATTGGCCTCGGCCACCACCCGGTCCGCGCCATGCAACAGCGCCGCCGCCGCCGCCGCCCGCGCCCAGCCCTCGGGCGTCGCCCCCTCCACGGTCGCATCGGCAATCACATAGGCCCGCCGGTCCTCGCCCAGCCCGACCACCACGATCCCGCAGGCATCTCCATGGGCGGAGGCGGGCGGATCGACCGCCACCACCACCCGCGCCAGCGCGCCACGCACATGCGCCACCCGGCACCGCTCCAGCAGGTCCCGGCGCCACAATGCGCCCTCGATCTCCTCGATCAGTTGGCCGTCCAGTTCCTGCCGCCCCAGCCGCGTGCCGCCATAGCCGCGCTCCATCGCCGCGAGGAACCCTTCGGCCAGATGCGCGACATTGTCCGCCGTCCGCCCCCGCGTCACGGCCACGTCGACGCCGCTGCGCGCCATCAGTCCCCGCAGCAGGGCGACGGGCCGCGGCGTCGTCGTCGCCAGCACGCGCGGCGCCGCGCCCAACCGCATCCCCATCATCAGATTGTCCCAGACGGCCTCGCCGCCCGCCCATTTGGCGATCTCATCGGCCCAGCCATGGCTGAACTGCGGCCCGCGCAGGCTCTCCGCCTCCGCCGCGCCATAAAGCGTCGCGACCGCACCATTGGGCCAGACCAACTTGCGCAGCGCCGGCGCGAAGGCCGGCCGGTTCCACCAGGGCGCGATGGACAACAGGCCCGACGCTCCCTCCACCATCACCGCGCGCGCCTCGCCCAGCGTCGCCCCGACCAGCGCGATCCGCGCCGACGGGTCGCTCTCCGCAATGCCGCGCACCCATTCCGCCCCGGCCCGCGTCTTGCCGAACCCGCGTCCCGCCATCATCAGCCAGATGCGCCAGTCCCCTTCGGGCGCCAGTTGCTCCGGCCGCGCCAGCCAGCGCCAGTCATGCGCCAGCGCATCGGCCGCCGCCGCGCTCAGCCCGGCGAGCACCCGCTCGCGCGCGCCCTCCGGCAGATGCGCCAGCCGCTCGAAATCCGAAAGAGCCATGCACCGCCTCCATTCATCGATTTTCTCCCGGCCCGGATTTGGCCGACCCGCGCCCCGCCCCTATATGGCCGCCATGAGTTCGATCCGCCCCGCCCGCACCGCCGATGGCGCCCGCCTGCTCGACATCTGGCGCAAGGCCGTCGACGCGACCCATGATTTCCTGACGCCGTCAGACCGCGTCGCGATAGAGGCGGAGGTCGCCGCCTTCCTGCCCCATGCCCCCGCCTGGCTCGCCACCGACCCGGACGATCACGCCATAGGCTTCATGCTGATCGACGGCACGCATATGGAGGCGCTGTTCATCGATCCCGCATGGCGCGGCCAAGGCGTCGGCCGCCGCCTGGTCGACCACGCCCTATCGCTCCACCCCACGCTCACCACCGACGTCAACGAACAGAATGCCCAGGCGATCGGCTTCTACGAAGCCATGCGCTTCGCCCGCACCGGCCGCTCCGACCAGGACGGCCAGGGCCGCCCCTACCCCCTGATCCACCTCCGCTACGCCCCCTGAAGGCATGGCTGGAAACGACCATTTGCGGACATTCAGCCTGGCCAGTCATAACCATCAACATTGAAAATCTTTCCCCAGTCTTCGGCCAGCGCCTCAAGTTCGAGGGTGCGGTAGGCCGCGTGGTCCGAAAGGCACATATCGCGAGCGAAGCGGTGGAAAGTGCCGCCCTCGCTTAACGCTGCCTGCATTTCACAGTCAGGGCTATTCCAAGCATCCCAGTGCTTTTCACTCTCGGCCAACAGAGCAACGAGCCGGTCTGGCGAATGAAAGTTCGTGGAAACCTGTTGCGCGGTCATAAGCTGCTTCGCAACCGCCGCGCGCCGAGCTTCCCACGCCAAACGCGAGAATGTCGCACAATCGTTCATCGCTCTCTGATAGGTTCCATGCTCATTTTCACAGGTATCTAAGGCGCGGCGCACGCACACCAAGGGATCAGAGAGTGGGCGGTTGGCCTCTGTAAGACACTCCCCGATCACTGTCTTGGCGCTGGCAGGGCCATGTTCGTCTATCCATCTGTCAGGGTTGGCGGCCAAAGCCGCAACGAGCAATCCAACAGCCACGCTCATGAATGCTCCCCTACTGCAATATTATCTGTTGCATTATCGGCACATAAGCCGCCCGTCGTCAAACCACCCCGAAATCCCCCTATCCCCCACTCCGCTTCCGCACCTCATCCAGCGCCACCCGCAACCGCGCCACCGCATCATCGCCATCCGGCCGCTCCACGCTCTCCAGCCGCTGCATCTCCTCCACCTCCTTCTCATGCGCCCTGAACAGCAGCGCCTGGATCATGTGCGGATGCCCGCGCCTGATCTTCCGGCTCTTGACCGCCCCTTCCGCGTCCAGCACGATCTCCTCATCCTCGATGCCGAACAGCGCCTGCCGCAGCATCAGCGCCCTCAACTCCTCATGTCCGATGCTCAGCGCCTGCTTCCACGCCCGCGCAAAGGCCGGATCGCGCCGCTTGAGATAATAGACCGTCGACAAATTCCGTCCGACGACCCGCGCCGCCTCGCTGACGTTGCAGGTGAGCGCCAGCGTCTCCAGGAACTTCTGCCGCAGTGCGGGCGTCCAGCCATTCTTCCGCACCGCCCGCATCTGCGGCGCGACGCCCAGCGCGCCCTGCGGCCCATTTTCCAGCGCCAGCACCCGCTCAGGCGCATCGGCCCGACCGCCGAACCGGCTCCTCTTCCCTTCTCCGTCCGCCACAGCCAATCCCCCGCATGCAAAGCAAAAGGGCCGGCCCCGCAAGGACCAGCCCTTCACCGCCTCTCCGGCGACTCACATTTTCCCAATATCGACTTATGTGCCAGAACAGCGTTACGATGTCAAGAAAAATGTTCCATATAGGTTAAATCAGCGCAGCCAACTCATCGCCCCGCATCGTCCGCGCCCGCCACGCTGCGCGTATAGTCGATCCTGATCCGCACCCAGCTTCCCACCATCACCTTGCCGTTGACCCGCGGCGGCAACACCAGAAATTGCCACGCCGCCAGCCGAACCGCCTTGGCAAAACCCGACCCTTGGGGCGATTCGCCCAGCGCCTGGCAGTTTTCGACATGATAATGGTCCACCGTCTTGCACGCGACCAGGCCCCATCCACTGGCCGGCGCATTGACGGGAAGGTAGCCAGCCAGTTCCGCATGATTCGGCCGACGGTACCATTCGGCGTCGAACAATTGCACGCCGCCCGGCCCTTCGCCCGGCCCGGCCACGGCCGCGCTGTTGCCCGGGCCAGTCGCTCCGTCCGCCGCGCCCTTCTTCGCCATCTTGCCGATGTCGGCGGACGCCAGCTGCTGGCTGTCCATCACCAGGAAGGGCAATGGAGAAGGCGGCTGCTCGACCGGCTTCACCACCGGACGGTTGGGCCTGACCACCGGCTGCACCTGCCGCTGTGCCGGTTTCTCCTGCTTCTTCTTCTCGCTCTTCTTCGCCTTGCTCTGCGCCTTCTCCGCCTTGGGCGCGGGCGCCATCTCGAACGTCACCGGATTGCGCAGGTCGGGCAACCGGATCACCGGATCGGGCGCCAGCGTCAGCAACGCCAGCAGCAGCAGCGCATTGAACAGCAGAGCCAGCAGCAATCCGCCGCCGCGCTCGCGCCATTGGGAAGGAAGGGACAAGGTCAATTTCACTCGGTGCGCCGGGCCGGATTCAGAAGGGGGTCATGCCCAGACGCCGCCGCGCCGTCAACGCCGTGGCGTCAACAGATGTCCTCCTCCCGGACGACAGGACGACTTTCCCGGGTCGCCCGCATCCGGCTCGCCTTGTCTTCCGGGTCGGAGGTCAACACGACATGATCCTCATGCACCTCCAGCAGCACGCCGGCAAAGGGCATGCCCTCCAGGCTGCCCGTCACCCGGTAGCTGACCGAATCGCCGACCTTGAAGGTCGCAGGATCAGTGTTGAAATCAAAGGGGCAGGCGCCCGTTCCCATGCCTAACATATGCGTATCTCCTACAGGCCACATAGCTAGTGCAGTCCTGCCATGGCTTTCAAGCCCCCGTCGCTTTCAAACGCCGCCGCTCTCAAACCTCACCGCC